GGTTATCTGGCCAATAACCAGAAGACGGCCCCCACGGCGACTCCGGCAAGCCTGATTTCGGCTGACACAGCGAATCGCGCTGCAGTGTCAACGGCTGGGGGCGCACTCACGGCGGCAGCGTCCACCGTTGGCACTGACCCGACGACGTTCGCCAACGCTGCGCAAGGTGTCGTAAAGGCGCTGGCCGCAGCGTCCAATTCGCCCGCTGATGCGATCCGGCTGCTAACCAGCCTGACTACGTATAGCCCGACGCCGGTTGTCGGTACATCGCAAGTCGCGGCAGCGCGGGCGACGATGCAGGCCGCTTGTACGGATCTGTTGCGCCGAGCTGCAATCGCCCAGATCGCAATTTCATCTTCTACCTATCAGCCGACGTCAGCCAACGATGCATCGGCAATGCGCGACAGCGTTACGGCGTTGATCGACAGCGAGATCACGACCGCCGCCAATCAGGGCGAGGATGACGTGTACACGTCGCTCCGGACGCTGCGTCAGGCTGTTGTGGCCGATCTGGACCAGCGCGGCGCCGGTTTGGCGTCTATCGCGACGTTCAATTTCAACGCGACATTACCGGCCCTGACGCTAGCGAACCGGATCTATCGGGATGCGACGCGCTCCGATGAGTTGGTGGTGCAAGCCGCGCCAATCCATCCGGCGTTCTGCCCCACATCCTTTAAAGCACTATCGAGCTAAGCAATGGTAGATGACGGAATCCTCCTCTCGGTCGGCAATTACATGCTGGCCGGGTGGACCTACCTGCGCTGCACTCGCGGAATTGAGCGTTTCCCGAGCGACTTCGAAATCGGCATGACGGAGTTATTTCCCGGCCAAGCCAACGATGTTGTCGTGCAGCCAGGCGACGAGTGCATTCTGACCATCGGGCTAGATCCGGTCGTGACTGGCTACGTGGATCGCGTCGTGCCGAGCATCAACGCGCAAATGCACGAGATCCGCGTGACGGGCCGCGGGAAGTGTCAGGATCTGCTCGATTGCGCGGCCCAATGGCCGAACGGGCAGATCAGCAACTGCACCGCGGCCGACATCGCGACGAAGTTGGCTGTGCCGTACAACATCACAGTCAATTGCGACGTCGATAAGTTGCCGATCATCCCCCAGCAGAACATCATGCTCGGCGAGACGGCGTACGAGATCATCGAGCGCTCATCGCGCTTCAGCGCCCTCCTCGTCTACGAAGATCCAGACGGCTCCCTGCGCCTCACGCGCGCGGGCACGGTGGCGATGTCGAGCGGCATTGAGGAAGGCATCAACATGGAGAGTGCAGCCGTCGAGCGATCGATGGATCAGCGCTACTCTGAGATCATGGCTGTCATGATCGGCACGAACAACCTGCTCGATCTGAACGCGGTGAATGCTCCGGTGTTCACCGCGACCGATCCGAACGTGACCCGGCATCGTCGGCGCGTCATCATCGCTGAAGCCGGTGAGCTCGGCTGGGACATCGGCAAGCAACGGGCGTTGTGGGAGGTGGCGCGGCGCCGCGGTCGATCTGAGGTCGTGCATGTGACGGTTGACAACTGGCGCGACATTGACGGCAACCTCTGGGAGCCCAACAAACTCATCGATGTCCTGATTCCTTCAATGAAGGTGTCGGGCGATCAGGCGGGCACGGTTCCGGTTCGCTATCTCATCACAGAAGTGACCTATCACCTCGGCCTTGATGGAACCCATGCAGAACTAACGCTGATGGCACCTGAAGCGTTCACGCCTCAACCAGTCCTCATCCTGCCGCAGTACGGCGACGTAATCGGAACAGTACCCCAGCAATGAGCGATCAAGGAATTATCGAGCGCGTCGCACGGCGCGTTCTGCTTTCGCTCGCCCGCGCGCTGGTGACGACGGTCAACGACTCGGGCGGCGTTCAGATGATGCAGGTCAAGCTGAACCCCCTGGAGACGCGGGACAACACGCCTCGCGTTGCGGAATTCGGTCTGACGTCCAACCCTCCCGTCAATTCCGATGCGTTTGTCGTGTTCCTCGGCGGCGACCGATCGAATGGTGTCGTGCTAGGCACGGTGCATCAGCCATCGCGGCCAAAGAACCTCGCGTCAGGCGAGACGATGATCTACAGCCAGGACGGCAAGAGCATCTACCTGACCGCTTCCGGCGGAATCGTGGTGGATGCGAAGAATCAAGCTGTGACGGTGAACAACGCCACGACCGTGACGATCAACGCGGCGACGAAGGTCCGCATGGTGACGCCGTTGCTTGAGTGCACGGGCGACATCATCGACAACGCGGGCAGCAACGGTCACACGATGGCGCAAATGCGGTCCATCTACAACACGCACACGCATCCGGTCGTGAACGTCCAGACGGGCAGCAGCACGATCAACACCAACGCGCCGAGCCAGCCCGAATGACCGACACGACGACAGTTTGGGATACCGCTAATTCCCGCGGAGATTGGGTCATGTCCGGCGCGTTGCTGCAGACCGGCAACGACCTTCAGACGGCCCTGCTCATATCACTTTTCACGGACCGCATAGCCGCTCCTGACGACGTGATTCCGGACGGCACCAACGATCCGCGCGGCTGGTGGGGCGATGCCGGCGAGACCGTAGAGATCGGCTCTCGATTGTGGCTCCTCCAGCGGGCCAAACAGACGCAGGAAACATTGCAGCGAGCCTATGACTACATCGTCGAGGCTCTGCAATGGCTCATCGATGACGGTGTCGTTGCCAAGTTCGATGTGCTCGTCGAATGGACGAAAGCAAGTGAACTCGGCGCACAGGTCGTCGCATACAAACAGGATGGCTCCACGGTGGCGAGTGCGTTCACGTGGGCTTGGAACGGGATTAACTGATGGCTGAGATATTCACGCGCAAGGGTCAACGCATTCTTGTTGACGACGCCGATTTAGCCCTTGTTTCAGCGCATAAGTGGGCCATTGATAACACTGGTTATGCGGTTACGAATGTTCGCGATGGTGATGTTAAGCGGAAGCTCTACATGCATCGTTTGATCATGGGGCTGGAGCGCGGTGATAAGCGCATGGTTGATCACGCTGACATGGACCATGTCAACAACAGGCGCTTGAATCTGCGTATCTGCACAAAGGCAGAAAACATGCGCAATCGCGGCAAAACGCGCGCCAATAAGTCTGGATACAAAGGCGTCTCGTGGGATTCGGCGCGCTCAAAATGGACCGCAAGAATCAAGACGCATGGGAAAGTTCATTGTCTTGGCCGGTTCACTGACGTCGAAATGGCCTACGAGGCATATTGTGAAGCGGCTAACGCCCTTCACGGTGAATTCGTGAATTTCGGGGTGCCGCATGCCGTTTGCTAGACCGTTGCTATCTGATCTAAGAACGCAAGTCGCATCGGACATTGCGTCCAGCGTTCCGGGCTCCGATCCGCTTCTTCGAATCGGTAACCTCAAGGTCACTGGCACCGTTCAAGCTGGTCTTGCTCACCTCCACTACGGTTATCTTGATTACATATCGAAGCAGGCCGTACCTTGGACGTCGACGGATGAATACCTGGCCGGCTGGGGTGCGCTGAAGAGTGTCTATCTGAAGGGTGCGACTCCGGCTACTGGCAACGTGACGTTTCAGGGCTCGTCCGGAACCATCCTCGCTGGGACGCAGGTTGTTCGCGGCGACGGCGTGACGTACACGACCAATGCAGACGCAACCGTATCGGGTTCGTCGGTGACGGTCGCAGTGACCGCCACGACTCCCGGCGCTAACGGGAATTGTGACGCCGGAACAGCGCTGACGCTCGGCACCGCCGTTACAGGCATTCAATCCGGTGGCACTGCTGTCGCTGCATTCACTGGTGGCGCTGACGTCGAGACGCAGACCGCGTTCAGTGGCCGCGTCATGTCAGCCTTCCAATCGTCTCCGCAAGGTGGCGCACAGGCCGATTACAAGACGTGGGCGCTCGCGGTTCCGGGCGTCACGCGCGCATGGGTGGCGCCCAATGGCTTCGGTGCCGGGACCGTCGTCGTCTATTTCATGATGGACGTATCAGAGGCTGCGCACAACGGTTTCCCGCAAGGGACGAATGGCGTATCTGCGAACGATCAAGGTCCTGGCGGAGTCCCGCGTGGGACGGTGGCGACTGGCGATCAGCTAACGGTCGCAAACGCCATCATCTCACTTCAGCCGGTCACGGCCCTAGTCTATGCCTGTGCGCCGACCCAGAACGCGATCAACTTCACGCTGACCGGCACGGCGTCATGGAGCACGACGACGAAGAATGCTGTGTCTGGGGCGATCTCTGGCGTGTTCCTGTCGAATGGATCACCGGGCGGCACGATCAACATGTCGGACATTGAGTCGGCAATCGGCGCGGTGTCGGGTACGGCCGGTTTCGTCATCACGTCTCCCGTTGGCAACATCACGAACGCGACCGGCAATCTGCCCGTTCTCGGAACCGTTACGTTCAATCCGTGAGGTGACTGATGCTTGCACCGAACCTCACCGGCGCGGACTATCTCCGCGCATTTCAGGCACTCATGCCGCGAGGGCGTGTCTGGCCCAGAGATCCGGACGCCGTTCAGACGCAAGTTTTTACGGGCCTAACGCAGATTTACGCTCGCAACACGGCGCGTGCTAACTATTTGCTGATCGACGCTTTCCCGGCGACGACGTACGAACTGCTTCCTGAATGGGAAGCGACGCTCGGCTTGCCGGATCCATGCGCCGGCGCGGCACCGACGATCCAGCAACGGCGAAATCAGGTAGTCGCGAGGCTTGCGAATAGCGGTGGGCAGTCGATCGCCTACTTCGTCAATTTCGCGGCAGACCTCGGCTACACCGTCACGATCACGCAGTTCACGCAGGCGCGAGCAGGCATGCTCAAGGCAGGCGATCCCTGCAATGGTTACGACTGGAACTTCGCCTGGAAGATCACTGCGCCGCTTAACACAGTCGTGCGCGCTGTCGCTGGGGCAACGGCGGCAGGCGATCCTCTTGCCGCATGGAGCAACAACGTTCTTGAGTGCGAATTCCGGGCCGTCATGCCCGCTCACACGGTTCCAATTTTTGCATACGCATAAGAGGTCACATGTTTCGTATCGATGACGCAACTGCAGCTACTTCGCTCCCGACTCCGGAAGCGGCGGGCACGGAGGGTTACTTCACAGAAGGAAACCCGGTAGCTGGCACGCCGGCAACGAACGTTCGTGGATCGTGGCTGAACATGATTCAGGAAGAGTTGCGCGCGCTTGTAATCTATGGCGGATTGACGCCGAGCAAAACCGTTTATACGCAAGTCCGGGACGCAGTCGTCGCGAAGTTCGCGAAGATCAACGGCGACAACACGCAAACCTTCTCCGTCGCTCCCGCCACGCAGAGCCAGCATGCTCCTCAGATGGGGCAGGTTGCGGGCGTTGTGGGCTCGGCGCGGAATCTGGTGATGTCGGTTACGGCAGCGAGTGCTACGGCCACGCTGACCGCAGACGAGATCATCGTTGAGACTGCGCTGGGCGGCGTCCGATACTGCCTGCCGAGCTTCAGCAAAACCATCAACCTCGCGACGACTGGCGCTGGCGGGATGGACACAGGCACGGCGCCGGTATCGGGCTTCGTAGCGATCTATGCGATCTACAATCCGACGACGGCGACCGCCGCGCTGTTGGCGACGAATGCGACAGCAGCTGCACAGCCCAGCGTTTACGGTGGCGTGAACATGCCAGCCGGTTACACTGCGAGCGCGCTGGTAAGCGTGTGGCGTACCAATGCCAGTGGTCAGTTGAACATCGGAACCCAGCGTGATCGTGATATTGCAGTAGTCAACGTCTCTATCTTGAGCACGTCTTCCGGCAACGCAACTCCCACGGCATTTGGCACGACGGCGTTTCCGAAAAACACGACAAAGATCAAATGCTACTCATCGTTCACTACTGGCACTGCCGCAACTGTGAACGCCGGCATTTATGCCGATTTGGCTGGCACTGAT